ATATAAACCTGATTCAATTAAAAAAAGAGATTTATATAGAGAGCGTAAAAAATATATTCAGTTTGGATTTCTTATTGGTGGAATCGGTATAACCTATTACCTTTATAGAAAATAATATATATACTTATTCTATAATGGCCGCGGCATCTAACGTTGGACAAAAATTAGATATATTAGTTAAAGCAGCAGAGTTAACAAAAGATTTAAGAAAACCGGAACAGGCTGCTGTTATTGGTTTACTAAAATTAGATCCTAAAAGTATTGAAGATGAAACAACTAGACTTCAAATTATGGGAGTTCAACAAAGTTTAACTGAAAAAATAAAAAGTGGAGTGATCGATCACAGTATGTTAGAAACTGTAAATGCAATACATAGACAATATGTTGCTAGTAAACAAGGTGGGAGAAGAAAGCGTAGAAAATCACGTAAAACAAAAAGAAAGCGTAGAAAATCACGTAAAAGAAGAAGAAGAAAGAGAACTAAAAAAAAAGCACTAAGTAGAAAACTAAAACGAAAGAAAACCAAACGTAGAAGATAATTTAGATTATATTTTATGTATATATATGAAAATAAACTTTCTTATATTTGCAATAACAGCATTTTTAATTGGAAATGCATATTATGATGGAGCACTTACAAAAATGTTTCATATTAAAAAAAAATATATACAAATGGCAATGTATGCTTTTACAGGATTTTCACTATATTTATTTATAAAGAAAAGTCCGATTAAATCTAGAGGCTTATTAGTACACGCCAATAGTATTATTAAGCATATGCCTGTAGATAGAAATACAAAAGATTTATTAACACCCTTACTTGACTTTACAAATATAAATAATGAAATGAATAATTTAGGAGCAGCACAAAATAATGCTATTACGCCACAAATGAAACGTATGCTAAGTTCTGGTGGTAGATCAAATAAACGCAGTGTAAGTGAAACAAAGAAGAAATATATAGCATCACAACAAGATTGGAAATGTAAACATTGTAGTGCACAATTAGATGCTACATTTGAAGTAGACCATAAAATAGAATTGCAACACGGTGGTTCTAATCATGTAACTAATTTAGAAGCATTATGTAGAAATTGTCATGGAAAAAAAACAATGATGAGTAATTTAGAAAAATAAATATACAATTAATATATTATGCCTGGCTACCTTACATTTTTAATAGTAATAGCAATATTAATTTCACTTGAAATCGGATTAAGATTAGTGGGTTCTTCTTTAACTATAATTATAAAGTTAATACAATCATTAAAAAGTTATTCAGAGAATTATCCGAAACAATTTGCAGGTAAATTAGCTGCAACAATTTTTTCTATATTATTTACTATTTTAGGATGGGTAATTCTTTTTAAACTTCCAAACGCTATAGAAGGATATACAACATTTACTAATATTACTTTTATAACTATATTTAGTATTTCGGTTTTACTTTTTATAGGTGCATTTATATGGGATAAAGTAACAAAAATTAGAAGTGAACCAAATAATGAATTTCCAACAGATATTCCAGTTGGTATATTAAACAAATTAAAACACTTTTTTATAACTATTCCTGCTTGGTTGTTCAAAAATAATATTGGTCCTGATTTGATGAAAGTAATTATTGGATTAGCTATATTTTTAGCTGTTGTAATAGGATTCATTACACTATTAGTTAAATATCCTTCTTTATCAAAAGGTATTTTTATTTCACTACAGATATGTATATCTTTTTTTGCATTGGCGATAGTATATGGTATGATACAAAATAATCCACAAATCAAAGAATTTATATTAGATTCTTTTGTATTTAAATTTTTATATAATATTGTATTTGCCATACCTTGTATTCTTTATATGTTTATGGATACATCTTATGGAGAAATAAAAAATACTCCGAAATATGTTTACATAATATTAGCAGTTGAATTATTAATTATTGGAATTTATATTGCATCTTTATATTCAGAAAAATTATTAGAAAAAATATATAATATTTTCTTTATTTCAAAAGCAGACCTTTCATATGCAAAACAAACTGCATTACCTGAATTAATTAGAAAATTAAGTGAAAAAAAAGCAAAATATCAATCAATGACCAATGATATATCAACATTTAGTAAAATAAAAAATAAATTTTATAATGCAATTGAAAGAGCTACTATTCCAAAATCAGAGAGAGAAAATATTAAACCTATGGAGACCGGTTTATATTTATCAGATTGGGATACTATATTACAACAAAAATTATATTTAAAAAAAAATGAATCTAAACTAAAAAATATACTTTTAAAAGAAGGTTTCAAAGATAGAAAAGAAAAAGATTTTAACCCAAGTAAAGATAAAGATATTGAAAAAGCAAAATCATATGTGCAAACAAATGGAGCAGAAATTGTTAAGCTTTTAGCAGAAATAATAGAACTTGAAGAAAAAATTAAACAACTTAATGAAAATAGAAATAACCAAGATTCAGAAGATGAATACTCTATTGAAGATTCAAAAGTTTTATTGAATAAACCACAATATTTAGATGAGAAAATAAAGATTGGTAATTTTAATAATTTGAAAACAGACGCGTCAGTATATAATTACAAATATAGTATTAGTGCTTGGATATTTTTACATGAAACGCCAACAAATTATAGATTATCTAGCACCAAATTTACTCCAATAATAGATTATGCTAATAATCCAAGAATTTCATATAATTTAGAAAAACATATGTTTAGGATAAGTATTAAAAAAAATGAAGGCGAAGATTTTCCAGAAAATCATAAAATTATTTATGAAACCGATAAAATACCAATGCAAAGATGGAATAATATTGTAATAAATTTTCAAGGAAGTGATTTGGATATATTTATAAATGGTATGTTAGTTTCAACTACTAAAAATGTAATTCCATATATGGAACACGATGTGATTTATTCGGGAGATAAAAAAGGAGTAAGCGGTGGAATTTGTAATGTTACATATTTTTCATCACCATTAACAAAGAGACAAATAGAATTTTTATATAATAGCTTTAAAAATAAAGATCCGCCAGTTATTTAGAAACATTTTTTCATATTATAATTTCTTAATGTATATTATATTATGAGTACACAAACAATCGTTCTCGGAATAATTATTGTAATTATTTTGTATGTTTTATATCTTTACTATTTTGGAGATTCAAGTAAAAAATCATTGGTTGGCATGCATGATGCGACAACACCTTCTTTAGTAAGTGCAGGAAGTATGCCACCTGGCGCATCAGTAAACTATACTTTCTCTATTTGGGTTTATGTAAGCGATTGGAATTATGGTATTGGAAAGTTTAAACCTATTTTTGTTCGTGGTCAAAAAACAGCAGATTTAGAGGATCCACCATTTTGCCCTATGGTAAAGTTTGACAAGAATTTAAATAATATTGTAATTGAACAGGCAGTTTATTCAAAGGGTTCAGAAACACCAAAACTTGAACAAGCTACTTTAGAGAATGTTCCTCTTCAAAAATGGACAAATATCATTATGTCTATAAACAATAGAGCTTTAGATATTTATTTAGATGGAAAATTAATTAAAACAAAATATTTTGATGGTGTCCCCATGGTAAATAGCGAAGCAGATTTAGTATTAACGCCAAACTCTAGCGGAAATTCTGAATATGCTGATGGATTTAAAGGATATACTGCAAAATTTATGTATTATGCAAGATCAGTCAATCCTAGAGAAGCTTATGAAATTTATCAGGAAGGTTATGGAAGTAATTGGTTAAGTGACTTATTTAATAAATATAAAATTAAGATTGCATTTATGAAAGATCAGGAAGAACTTAATAGTTTCGAAATCTAAAATATATATTATTTAATATATATATATATGTCTGGGTTTTTAGCAAATGCAACAGGAACAAATTCAATGGGAAGTGGTTTCGGGGGAGGAAGTTCATTTAGGGGATCCAAAGAATTTTTCCAGTCCAATTCTTTGATAGCAAAAGTTGCCTTTTTAATATTAGTTGTAATTTTATTTGTTGTTTTATTACGTTTGGGAGGTGCATTATTAACATGGTTTTTTAGTCCATCGCCTAATCCTAAACTTGTAGATGGTATGAAAAATGCAAAAATTATAAAACACATACCTGTAAATCCTAGTGTAGATAATTCAACCCCTATTTTAAGATCTAAAAATGAGAGAGATGGTATTGAATTTACCTGGACAGTCTGGTTATATATTGATGATCTTGAATATAATAAAGGAATTAAAAAGCATATTTTCCATAAAGGTGATGATAAAGTTATTTCACAGGATATTGATATTAAGAGCACTGCCACTTGTCCTGCTCTTTATTTACACGAAAATAAGAATTCTTTAGTCATTTATATGAATACTTTTGGTTCTATGAATGAATCAGTAGAAATTGATGATATACCACTTAATAAATGGATTAATATTGCTATACGTCTTGAAGGTAACACAATGGATGTTTATATTAATGGTCAAATAGCAAAACGTCACGAATTTAATAGTGTTCCTATGCAAAATTATGGTGATACATATGTTAATGCTAATGGTGGATTCTCTGGTTTGATTAGTGATTTATGGTATCATAACAGTGCATTAACAGGTGTCCAAATAATGAATATTGTTAGAAATGGACCTAATCTATCAGCGCAAGATGATATCAAGATATTCCCACCTTATTTCTCATTGAAATGGTATTTCCAATCTCCTACTAATCAATATCCTAGTTTACCGGATGTAGGAGCATCACCTTCAAAATAATTTCATAATATTATAAATAATTATAAACAGTAATAATTATTTATATTAAGTACTATTTTCACAATCTGACTGATTCTTATATATTTGTCCTGACCCACATAAATCATCTTCTGTTACTTGCAAACAACTTCTAAATCCTCTATCTGTTCCAATATAACACCAACCTTTACCTTTCATTCCTCTTTCCTTTGCTTCAGATGGGTTATATGTCTCATATTTTTCTATATCTTCAACACTTCGGTTTTCAACTGCTGCTTTTAATTTATCTTCATTTTCCTGTTTTAAAGATATCTCCCTTACCTTGTTTTTTCTTATTCTATCTCTTTTTACTTTCTCTTTCTTTTTCTTCTCCTTGGCCTTTGCTTCTTCCTCTAATCTCTTTTCTAAAGCTTCACTATCTTTCTCACCACCCTTTCTTTTATTTCTATTTAAACCACCCTTAATTCCACCCACTACTTTACCTACATCATCTAATGTATCCCCTGCAAATTCACCTGTTGTTTTTGTTCCTATAGCAGACAATCTAAATGTTTTCGCAATACTTTCCGGTAAATAATATGATACATTTTGTAACAAATTACCAATATAATCTGTCCCTTCTGATAAATACATAAATATATTTATTCCTAAACCTGCTAAAATTACTATGATAACCAACGCTAAAATTATATTCATTAAAGAATACCCAAATATTTTTGCTTCTGTTGTTTTTGAAATTGTAGCCTTTATCATATTACTTTTATCAATGCTAGGTGCTGATATAGTTGGTGCATCTGTTACTTTACCTAATGTAACAACAGGCGATTTTGGAACACTCAATTTTGGAACTGATATTTTTGGTGCGTTTTTTGCCATATTACTTATATTGTTTGTCATCTTTGTTACAACCTCATTCATATACAAATTATAAATATTAAATTATTCCAATAACTATTTATAAAAGTATTTAAACTAAACAATAAAGAAATAATATGTGTAACGAAATTTGTTGTCAAAAATGTAAAAAAATTAAAATTAAAAGATATTTTTTACCACTGATTGGTTGTGTTGGGTTAACTGGCTTCGAAGAAATTAGAACTGTCATTTATTTCCCAATATTTATCACCCTTGCGTTTTTTATTCTTTTTTGGAATTTTCCTGCATTAGCATATATGAGTGCATCTAAACCGGTGTATTTCCAAGATATTTTTATTGATGAAAAAAAATTACCTAATCATAATGTCAAAGCATCTTTAAAAAAAAAATTTGAAAATATATTTATTATTTCTGTTGTTATTACTAATTCGATATTAGCAGGAGCATTATCTGAATATTGGTTGTTTCAATCACAAGATACTAAAAATTTTATTGAAATTATTGGAATGTCTGGTGGGATTATTAAATTATTTCATATTATAAATAATAATATTGGTAGAATAATGATTAAAATATTAAAATCTTGCATTGAAAAGGAAAATCTAAAACTAAGACTTCAAGAAAGAAAATCTATTGAGAATATTATATCTTTAAAAAGAGTTAGATTGTCACATGATGAATTAAATAAATTAGAGGAAGAGTCTAAATATTCTAATTGTTCTCCTTCAAGACCACGTGCAGATACTTTATAACTATAATAAACGTATTTAAAAACATTAAAATTTAATAATTATAATGTTTAACTATAATTTTTTTTTAACACTTGCTTTTATCCCTACTATTTTCTCTCGCCCTATATGTCGTGATAATTTTAATCATGAATACAACAGAGATGCACTTAATTTTATAGATTGGAGACATAAATATGGTATTATATATGATTCACCAGAAGAACATAGATGGAGATTTGATATTTGGCGTGATAATGCAAAGTTAGTTAGAGATCATAATTCTTTATATAGAGGATTTCATATTGAACTAAACAAATTTTCTGATCAGCTATGGCCCCTTAATTGTAATTCAATGAGTAATGGACGCATTGAAAATACAGTATTCAAAGCACCAAAACAGTCTGATAATCCAAACATTATTCTTTGTTCTAATGAATATTGTTATGAACAAGAAGCATTACCTGATTCTGTTGATTGGAGAGATAAATTTGTTGTTACTCCTATTAAAAATCAAGGTCAATGTGGTTCTTGTTGGAGTTTCAGCACTACCGGTTCTATAGAGAGTCAACACGCCATTAAAACAGGACATTTAGTTTCTTTAAGTGAATCACAAATTGTAGATTGCGATATTAATGGCACTGATATGGGTTGTAATGGAGGATTAATGGATTCAGCATTTCAATATATTATTAAAACTGGAGGTTTGGAAACAGAACAAGATTATCCATATGTTCCTGAAGATGACCCTTGTACTTTTAATGCTAGTAAAGTAGCAGTAAAAATTAGTGGTTTTAAAGATGTGGTTGGTGGTGAAGATGCATTAAAAGCAGCTGTTGCAAAAATTGGTCCTATTTCTGTAGCTATTGATGCATCTGGTTATGATTTTCAATTATATAAAAAAGGTGTATATTATAATCCTGATTGCTCTCCAACTATGTTAGATCACGCTGTATTGGCTGTTGGATATGGAACAACTGAAAATGGAACTGATTATTGGATCGTAAAAAATAGTTGGGGAGATGATTGGGGAATGAAAGGTTATATTTATATGGCTAGGAATAGAAATAATAGTTGTGGAATTGCTACTGCTGCATCATATCCATTACTTTAAAAACATTTCTTAAATGGTTGAAAGAATAACATTACTGCTCCTCCTACAAATAAACCTTGAATAAATATTTGTTTTCTTACTTTAGATGATTTCTTTTTTATAGCTATCTGTTCTTTTGTCAAAGAATCTTTAAATGGTGTACCCACTGTTCTTGTTCTAATACAATAAAATATTGATGCTATACAATATATTGCCATTCCATATGCTAAGTAAGTTGATACTTCACAACGATTCATATAAATTATATAAATATAAAAAATTGAAAGAAATAATTAATATTTTAATTATTATATTAATAATAATGATTAAAACCGACAAAGATGGTATTGCTTTAGTTTCATCAGATTTAAAACACAAACTTCCTTCAGTTTGGCAAGCTATTCAACTTAATTACTTTTATATTTCAAATAAAAATATCAATAATCTAAGTAAAAAACTACAGAGATGGTGGAGAAAAGCTAGTGGATTTCATGATGGTTTTAAACTTGAGGGTTCATTCAATTTTAATTTAACTTTACCTCCTATTTTATACAGACAATCACATCAATGTGAACCACCTGTTATGTATGACGAAATACCTTACTATAGAGAAAATGGATTATCAGCACACATCAACACAAAATCAAATCCTTGGAATAACTTGAGTGCTTCTGCGACGGATGACCCTATAATATGTTATAGACAAAGAAAAATGATTGTTCAACTTAAAATTATAAACGGATGGGTTTGTAAAAATACACCTAAACGATTTAATAAAAGATCTTTCCAACAACCTATGTCAAAAGAAAATATTTATAAACTATCTAAAAATCCTAAAAATTTACATAGGAATCCATATAAAAAAATTTGCTGTTGTTCTGGTCCTAAAGCAGAAGATTATATTAAAGCTGTCCGCAGAAATAAAAAATATATTTTGAAAATCTTTCAAATACTTGCCGAAGATGAAATTAATGTAAAAACAAGAATGAAATTATCTAATTTCCTAATAACAAGATTTTCTTAATATTAAATTAAATAATATAAATAAATGTTAATACCATATACAAATGCAATCACAATTTTTAAATAATGCTATTTGTAAAAAACATATTAACTATTGTATGGCTTATTCTTTTTTAATAGTATTTAATTTATTCGGATATTTCTTAATTATTTATAATGTTTTTAATTTTGATTATGGAGAAAATGAAACAGCGGTGAAATTCTTTTTTTATTTATTTTGGTTAGTTTTATCATTATTATTTTCAAGATATTTTTGTATTATTAGAGAAATAAAAAATTCATCAAACACATTAACATATGATGAATTAATTTAATTTATGATTAATATATATGTTAAAATTACCTGAAGAAATACTTTATAAAATATTTGAATTTGGTGGTTATAATACTATGTTTATTGATAAATTTTTATATTATAAAATTTTGAGTATTCGGACCTTTTTTAGAGAGAATCCTCTTAAAATAAAATATTCTTTATTACGTTGGAAAAAAAAAAGAATTCTTTATGACGAGGGAACTTATTTTAAACATAGACCTAGTTTTCTTAAAGAAACTGATAAAATTATTGAGCTTAGTGAGAAAATACCTATTAATGAATTAGATATATGTGGAAATATAACGCCATCAACAATATTACAAGATAAAATTATACCATTATCAGAAACTAAAATTAATTATATTAATGAATGCGGAATTGAAAGAATAATATATTGGACTATTTATAGTATTAAATGTAATAATATAAATCAAGCAAATAAATATAAATTAGTTTGGAATTAGTTTGTTGTCTCTGCTGCCGCTGCTGCTGCTACTGTTGCGTTTTGTGATTCTAGTGCTGCTGCAACCTGTTCTGGTGTTGGTTGTCTTACAAATCTTTGTATGCATTCACCAATCTTGCCTGACTCGCGAAAATTAAACGCGCCTCTTCTTTGAGCTACATTCAAAAATCCAACCATTAGGTTTAATGCAGCAGTATCATCTGTTACTGGAATATCAACTAGTAATGGTCTTTGTTTTGCTGATTCAGGAATCTGTGGCTCATTCAAATCACTGGGAACATCTGGTTCTGTCTCTTGACTTTTTGGCTTTTCGGTTACTTCCATATTAACACTCATTTATAAAAAAATATTATAATTTTTTTTTAAATATAAATTTACTTAATTAATAAAACATCCTTTTTAAAACCGTCAACCAATTTTTTTGGTATATTATTAAAATCTATTAATAACTTATTCAATTCATATTGTATTTTTCCATCTTCTTTTTCTAATTTCTCTCTAAAATCATCAGGATTATTAAATAATTTTATTGCTGTTTTCGGTCCACACTTTTTAAATACTGGTTTTATATTATCACTCTTATCACCTGTTACTATTTTAATAAACAAGTCTAACTCTGCATCCTTTTGACAATTTTTTGATTCTAATAACGATTTATATTTTAGATTAAATAATTTTACTCTTTCTCCCTGTAATTGCAAATAATCCATATCTGAAGTTATTATATATATATTACCATCTTTACGGGTTTCTAATATATGTTTTGTTGTTATTGCTATTACATCATCGGCTTCCAATTTATCATAGTTTAATACCATATGTGCACCTCCTTGATAAAATAAGCATTCATCATATACCATCTTAAAGAATGGACCACCCTGAAAATTACTATAATCGCGATTTCCTTTATAAGTCGGGAGATGTTTCATTCTCCAAATATTTTGTCTGCTAGTATCTTTTCCAACTAAAATAATAGGATTATTTATATTTAATTTTTGCGTAATCTCTCTAATTTTAGAGAGAAATGTCTTTTTAAATTTATCTACAAATTCTTTATTATTTATCGGATCATTTATTTCTTCACCTTTATGACTCAGCTTAAACCAATTCATAACTGAATAATACCGAAAGAATATAAAGTAGCTACCATCTATAAATAAATAATTCACCATTGCCTATAAATTTAATTACTAATTTATTTTTAATTCAATTTTTTATATCCTACCATTATTTTGCGTTTTGTTTACGTAAATCAAAAAGGAAAAGATATAAACACTGAATTTTAGTATATATAAATGAATTATAACATCTCATTTATAAAAAAAATAATTGTTCCTGCCCGTTATTACATAATGTTTAATATTATTGAAAAAATATATAGACAAAAATGGAATAGGTCTCAGTCAAGAAATTTTATATGTTTAACGCACGCTGTTTGTTCAGTAATTCTTAATTTTAATTATAATTTATATTTGTATGAATATTCAAAAAATATATCAATGGGTTATTTTATTTATGATATTATTTTTGCTCTAAGATATGATAAATTTAATTTAACACAACTTTTTTACCACTATCATCATTTAACGAGTATATATATTATTAATCAAAATCCAAAATATTACTTTGGTGATAAGATATTATTTTGGGCCGAATTATCAAATATTCCATCTTATTTAGTTTATTATCATTTGCATAAAGAAGTAGTTAATAAGAATACAGTGGCATTTTGGAAAAATATACAAAAATATGTATATGCATTTATTAGAATACCAATTTTAGGTAATTTGTTTTATAAGTCATTAAAGATTGCACCACGTAAAACTCCGACATTAACAACAATGCCAGTTTATTTACTTGGAATTTTTTGGACATTTAAATTATTCAAACAATCAAAAAATAAATGAATATTTATTAGATATATAATTATATAATAAATATGAAAAATCTATTTTATACGCCTTGTGCGTCTTCGTTTACGTCTCTTTTTCGACCTACGTTTTGTTTTTCTTCTTTTTCTTCGTGATTTACGTTTAGTTTTTCTTCTTCTCTTTCTTCTTCCCCCAACAGACGGTTGCAAGTTAGCAAGACTTTTTCTTCTTTCCTCTTCTTCTGACTCTAATTCAGCGAATGCTTCAGGAGGTCCAACCATAACTGGCTCTGGTGATACCTCGCTAGCAAATTCACTATCTTCAACAGGAACTTCAGTTACTGGGTCAACTGGTGCATCTGGCGCAGGAGAATCTCCTTTAGCTGCAGCTAAAGTGTTGTTTACTCTATCTCCAACCATATTTTTTGTTTCTTCAACTTTTCTCTTTGCATTATTTACTGTATTTGATGCTGCAGATTTAACATTAGAACCTGCTGTTGTTATAGCACTTCCTACTGATGAGAATGCACCAGTGATAGTATCCATAAAACCACCTCCATTTTGGATAATCATTTTATTTGAATCTTCTAAAGAACAACCTGCTCCTCCTCCTCTTTTTCTTCTTCCTTTTCTTGATTTTCTTGATTTTCTTGATTTTATCCTTGGCATTTATATATATATTAAATATATATAAATTTAAAAAATATTCAAATTTACATTTTTACGCGTTTATGAACCTCTAATGCTACTAAACCTCCAGCAACCTGAGCTAATACATATGGTAATAAGTTTGCTGATGGAAGTTTACCTGCTGCTGTCATCATAACAGATACTGCAGGATTGAAATGACCACCTGAGTAAGTGCCAAATAATAATATAGCAACTGCTAAAGCTGCCCCAATAGGAAGAGCCTTACCTGTAGCTAAAATCACAAATAAAAAGAACATAGTTCCTAAAAATTCTGCAACAAATTTATTCATTATATATTGAGTAAAGAATAAATTTTAATTAACATTTATCTTCAGCTTTACCATTAACGAACTTTTGTTCCTTACAAGCATTGCAACGGGTTGGAACATTAGGGCAAGTTCCTGGTGTAAGCAATTGTCTTGTTCCACCATATAAGTGTTTAAAGTATATAACATCCGCATTGGTTCCACCGTGAGAAGCATATCCTAAAGATCCCTTTGCTTGTGTTGAACCATCTTGACATTGATTTATTGGAATTTTCTTAATTCCAAATAAAGGACCATATTTCTGTTTGTAAAATTTATTCAACTCTTTATCCTTATATGCTCTTACAATTGGTGCTATTCTTCTACGAACATGATTTTGCATTGCGGAATGTGAACCTTTAACATTAGTTAATCCTGGTTTTTTTTGCTTCTGTAATTGCCTAACTCGGCTATTACATTTAAATAATTTAAACTTTGGTCTTCCCATTTATATATATTCAATAATATTTTTTTTTATAAAATTTATTTAACCAAAGGTTGTTTCGCCACTATAAGTCATATATAAAAAACCATCTTCGTTGCGGTGTTTATCATAAACTGAATTCATTGTTTCCATGCCTGCCAAAACTTTTCCATTAACAAACAAATAAATTGCTTTTTCAGGTTCTAATTTAATTCTTTTTCTTATTACATACATAAAATTTGCCATTGTTAAATCATCTGGTACTAAATATTTAGATCTATCAATATTAGGAACATCCGCTCCAAATCGTTCAATAATGACGGGAACTCTATTTGGATATTTTGCTAAAACTGTTTCGCTATCATTTTTTCTTCTTTCAAAAGAATATTTGTCCTTAAAACTATGTCCAAGTTTTTCTTTACCTTTTACGTCTTTGATTTTTTTTAAAATAAAATTCATTTATATATTTATATTTATTTATTTTTAGCTTTTTTTTTACTAAATTATTTTGCTCTTGCTCTCATTTTACGTCGTTTTCTTTGTAATCTTCTAACTCTCTTTTTTTTCCATTTCCATCTCATTGATGATGTTGATTTTTTAAATCTACAAGAATGTGACATTTAATATAATAAATAAAATTATTTCTAAATTTATTTATTTAATTTAACGGCGTCTGCGTCTGCGTCTGCGTCTGGATTTCTTTGGGCTTCTGCGTCTGGATTTCTTAGCGGACTTTCTACGGCGTCTTCTTCTTCCGCCTACAACAGGGGCACCACAAGAACTTCCACCTCTCTTACGTCTAGTTCTTCTTCTACTGGACTTTCTACGGTGTCTTCTTCCGCCTACAACAGGGGCACCACAAGAACTTCCACCTCTCTTACGTCTAGTTCTTCTTCTACTGGACTTTCTACGGTGTCTTCTTCCGCCTACAACAGGGGCACCACAAGAACTTCCACCTCTCTTACGTCTAGTTCTTCTTCTACTGGACTTTCCACGTCTGCGTTTTCTTCTTCTTCCGCCTACTTTCATTGTTCTGGTTAATGGCATTATAAAATATAATAATATTTTTTTTTATTTCAAAATAAATAGTTCTTTTCCTAAATTATCTTCTTTTACGCGACCTCCTCTTTCCACGGCTTCTTTTTCTTTTTGTCTTTCTTCTTCTTTTACGCGATTTTCTTTTTGTCTTTCTTCTTCGTTTTCCACCTTGTTGCATTTGTCTTGCAACTACTTCAGCTTTGCGTCCTACATCTCTTCTAAGTTTTTCCGTCTCTGTTTTAACACAATGTTGTAATTGTGCTTGACATTTTCTTCTTGCTTCCTGTAAAACTCCAAGTTGTTTTTGTCCTTCTTTTTTAATAGTTTTTTGTGCTTGTTTCATCATTGGACCTGATTGTTTTAATGCTTGTTTTGCTGCTGCCTTCGCTAAAAATGATGCCATTTACATTAAACATATATTTTATTTACAAGAATGAATATATATTTTACAATAATTGCATTTAATTTACTTTGTTTACACTTTATTTTAGGAAACTTTGAAACATATTATGAAAAAATAAATGAACAAGATAAATTAATCAAAGTTCAAAAATAAAAAAAATGATTACACCCATTATAATAACTGTTATTTTAATTGGATTCATTTACAGACAGTGAGAAAAATATATAAAGAATATAAAAAAACATTTTCATTATGTAAATTTATATTTGGTTTTAAAAAGTGTAAACATAATCATTAATTTCTAGGTATAAATCCTGTTAAACTATCCATAGTTTCTAGTTTTGCTATCGTATTTTTCAAATTTTTCTCACTGTCTGTAAATGAATTATTAAATAGATAATCAGTTGCTGGCGATACCTCATTTTTCTTAATTTGTGCATATATTATATCAATCTTACTAATTGCTTTATTAATATCAATATCAGATGATATTAATTGTTTTTTTGCATCAAATTTTTCTGTTATAAGTGATACTGCAAAATACATTATATATCTCCGCCTTTTTTTACATCCATGAGTATATCTTATACAAAATAAATTTAATAGTGCCTTTATAAGCTTAATTAATCCTGATTTAGATTTAGTAACTTGATGAAGTAATGTATCCCAAATCATCCATACGCAATCAGTTTGTTTTTTTGATTCAACAGGGACATATTCTCGTCTTCCACATATATATTTTTTTTTTGATTTACATATAGTTTCAAATTCGATTATCCATTCTATCCAATAACAAGCAAATCTAGTATTATTAGATTTAGGTGATAAATGATAAGCTAGTTCATTTAATGCAATAAAAAATTCTTTAGGATCTTCTTTTTTAAAAATAGCTGATGCATATTTCACATTAGGAGCTTTAAGTTTTTCTGGTAATTCTGCCATATTAAAATCTTTTTTATCTACCTTTACTGGGGTATAAGCATGTTTAGTATATGATGTAGTTAAAACAATTATTATTTCTGCAAATAATTTTCTTATTTTAGGACTATTTCTAAGTGACAATTCATTTCCTATATAACCATTCATTGCTATTTCTTTGAATGCTGTATATCTTAATTCAAGATATAATGGTAATTTTGGATTACCCAAATGAATATTTTTTGAAAAATAAGTTAATATTACTTCCCAAAGATCTGCAAATAATCCTGCGCAAATATATTCGCAAGACCAATAACAGGCCGGCTCAATTTTATTATTTAACATTGCTTTTAGCAATTCTTTCTTAACTGCACTTTTTTTATATTTTGAAAATGTCATTCCCTTAAATTCTTTTTCACTCCTACGATCATTGATTTCATATTTATTCATTTATAGTAGAATCAATTATAAAAAATATTAATATTATACATATAAAAAATGTTTATGGGATTTATCAAAAAAATTATGAAATTAAATAAAAATTTTGATAATTTAAGTTGCTGGGCTAAATGGTTAATAGCATTTGGTATGATACTTGTATTTATTATTTTAACTAAAACAGAAAACAGAGAGAATTTTAAAAGTGAAAAAAAATTCACTAAGAAAACAAATAAAAATATTTATGATAAATTTTACGCAGAAATATATGATGATCTTATCTATGATAATGGAAAAAGTCAATATGAAGTTAATCAAATCATTTCTAAAACAGGTATTCAAAAAGATGATTTACTATTAGATATTGGTTCTGGAACTGGAATGCACGTTGATATTTTTAATAAAAAGGGTATTAAAGCTCAAGGACTAGATAAGTCTCAAGAAATGATTGAATTTTCAAGGAAAAAATTTCCTAAATATAAATTCGACATTGGTGATATTGAAGGTCCTGTAAGTTATCCATCTAATAAATTTTCAGTAATAACATTATTATTTTTTTCATTATATTATATCAAAAACAAAGATAGACTCTTTCAAAAATGTTTTAATTGGCTTGAGCCTGGCGGAATGCTTGTATTACATTTAGTAAATAGAAATAAGTTTGACCCAATATTAAATATATCTGACCCTTTGCAAATGATTTCAGCACAAAAGTACGCTAAAAAACGTTTAACTTCATCATATGTAAGATTTTATGATATGGATTATAAAGCAGATTTTGAAATAGATAAAAATAATGATAAAGCACTTTTTGTTGAAAAATTTTCTAAAGATAATGGTGAAGTGAGATATAATGAACACACATTGCATATGGGTAAACAAAAAGATATACTAACTAAAGCAAAAGAAGCTGGATTTATATTCGAAAATAAAATTGAACTAGTTCATGTTCAATATGAATATCAATATTTGTATATTCTCAAAAAACCTGAATAAAGATTATTTTATCATAATATTCATATGATAAAATATATAATTCTTTTTCCTACTATTATAATTATTTCTCTCTATTTATATGTCAGATTCAAATTTCGCTTTTGGTTTAAACAACCTGTATTTCATATTCATAATCTTTATTATTGGTTATTTCCTGTAGGACAAATTAAAAATAAATTAAATGATAAGCTTGCCACAGACTATAGCGATCTTGTATATACTGAAAATATTTCTGATATTTCTACTGAAAAAAAAACACTATTAACTAGTCTCATTAAATTTCACTATCTTAATAACAAAAAATCTATATATGACCCTCCTAAAAATGCAATACTTGATTATTTAAATTACAATAATAAACCTGCCTTTATTTCTCTATACTACGATTATCATTTTAAAGCGAATACTAATAATGTTATATCAGCAATGACATCTAGACCTATTACTTGCACTATTGACAACCATTCAATAAATGTTGGATATGTTGATTTTTTATGTGTTCATAAAAAACATAGAAAAAAAGGTATTGCACAAAAAATTATCTATACTCACGCTGTTCAAGCATCACAAAATATGGAAAATCCTATCTTTTTATTTAAAAGGGAAGGTAAACTAAATTTTATAGTGCCTCTTATTGCATATAATTCATATACTTTTTCCACTAAAAAATTGTCAATACCCAATTTAAATATTGAAAATAAATTTGTTTCTATTATAATTAATGGTTCAAATCTAGAATTATTTTTTCATTATTTTAAGAAGATAAAACAAAATATGCCATGTGTTGTTTATCCTTGCTTTGAAAATATTAAAAATCAAATTGAAAAAAATTTAATATTTATTGTCTTATTACTTGAAAATAATAATCCTGTATCTTGTTATATATTCAAAAATCCATATACTAGTTATAATAATAAAAAAAGCATTGAATTCATTTCTTCTTATTATACAAAGGGCTATAAAGATATTTTTATTAAATCATTTCAAAATGCTGTTGTACTTGTTAAACAAAAATTACCATTTCATTATTTAATTATTGAAAATATATCTACAAACAATATTATTATTAAAAATATTCTTAAAAATAACATTACATTATGGAAGTGTTCTATGGCATATTATTTTTATAATTATGCCAGAAGACCACTTTTATCTAAAGATGTGTTTTTTTTGCTAAATTAGCGAGTATATTTTCCAGCTCTAGCAAAACCATCTACAACAAAAATTACAAATATTCCTAAAAATGAGTATAATACTAATTCTTCTGTAACATTTTCGGTTTTTTGATCTTGTTGTTCTTCTAAAAGATGAATCATATAGTTTAATTTTTTCATCAAATTATCTTCATTTCCTTGTAGATTTTTAGAATTATTTAATTTTGTATAATATGGAACATATGATGTTACATAACCATCTGTTATATCATTTACATTTTGTCTTTTAATTTGGTTTACATTTTCTACATTTGGAACAGTATTATCATTTATTGCTTGCCCACCCATTTTTGTAAAAGCTTCCATGTAATTTTTTACAGAAGCATTATCAGCTGCTATTTTATTAAAACTTTGCATAGATACCTCTTTATCATCATCATCATCTTTTTCTCTTCTTTCTTCAATAATTTTATCTTCCGATTTTTCTGCAAGTGGCTTAAAATTATCTAAATCATCTTCCTCATCATCATCATTTTTAAAAATTTTTTTCATATTATTTAGGAAATTTTGTGATGACCTTTTCTTTATAGTTACATTTCTCCTTCGTTTGTCATTCCTTGTTTTATTTTTATTTATAGGATTTTCTTTTTTTTCGTTAATAAAAGAATAATTTAATGAACTATTCATACTTATAAACAAAAGAGAAATTAATTTATTTAAATTATACAAAAAATTTATTATTACTTAACTATATATATAGAATGAGTTATGAAAAATTCTATGCTGAAATAACTTTAGTTATACTTTTATTAGTATTATTAAATGGTAATCTAACTCTTTTACAAAATTTATCATCTGATATTTATGGAAAAATTGTACTTATCATTGCTATATGCTTTTTAGCTGTTAGATATGGTACTACTTGTGCTCTTCTTGGTGCATTCATTTATCTTTTGTCAAATAATACTTATAAAGAAGGAATGAATCCAAATAATTCTGATGATGATACAAAACCTAAAGCTTGTTCTAAAGATAGAGATTGTGGAGCTTGTCAATATAAATGCAATGATGGAACTTGCCAAGCTAATAAAATTGAAGGTTCGGCTTATGTTAAAGAACCATTTATTGGTTCTTATTCAACAGGATATGATAGAGAAACCCTTGAAAATAACATTAATAAAAATCCTGAGTTAAAAAAACTCTCAGCATCTTGCCCCTAAAAAATTTTCTATAAATATATCATATGGTTGTTAAATCTGTTTTTAAAAAGATCTCTTCTTTTAATAAATATTTATCTGGTAATAAATTTTTTGCTGGTTTTATGTTTTTAATGCTAAACATGGGTGCTAAATATGCCACTGTTGATATAACAAAATCTCAACAACAATATATTAAAAAAGCTTTATTTAGAGAGATATTAATTTTTGCAATTATATGGAGTGGGTCTCGAGACCTTTTTGTCGCTCTTTCTTTGACTGTTGTTTTTATGTTATTTACTGATTACTTATTTAATGATACTAGTAGTTTTTGTATTATTCCAAGACATATGAGAAAATTTGAAGATTTAATTGATACTGATGGTGATGGTAAAATTTCTGAAGAAGAAATACAAAATGCTATGAAGGTTCTTAAAAGAGCTAAAGAAAAAGAACAAAAAAGACAAAAATTAAGAAAAGGTGAAACTTTATGAATTAATATAATTAAAAATATCTAAATATATTAATAGTATGAGTTATATTTTATTACCTAATGATGGAATACCTATTCCACATGAAATTATAAAACAAATTACAGAACAACCGGAATTCAATACATTACCTTTTGCAAGGCTCATTATACATCTTTCAACTAATTTAACTAAAAGTTGTAAAATTATTCTAAATAATAAAATGATTGTTTCGCCCTATAGATCTGGTATTATTGCTAATGGTAAAAAATTACCTCCATTAGATAAACCTATTGGTTCTAGTTCTAATGATATATGGATTCCTAGAGGAGAACTTAATAAAAATACAAGACCTTGGTTTGCTCCCGCTGTTCCTGTGCCTGGTTCCCCACCACCTAAACCTACAGCTATTGAATTAAATACAAGACCGCCGCCCATTGTTCCTATTTCTCCTATATATGTTTATCCTTTGAGTAATCCTGACCCTGATGAAACTGCACGTAGAGAACAAGCTACAAGACTTGAAAAAGATACCCTTTCTAATTGGGATTTCTTACAAAAACAGATTGAAATTAAACTTAATAATATTTTTTTTGGAAATAATGATGGGGTGGGCGATAAATGGCAAAATGTTGTTTTACGTCTTCCTTCATCATCACAACCTAGTAATCCTATTGCTGATAAATTATATAAATTAAAAGCTAAACCTTCTTTTGATGGTAAAAAAATTGGTGGTAATTGGAAAACATTTTCTGGAACAGAAAGATATAATCCTGTTACTATTCCTAGCGATTATAATAAACCTGGTAATTATTTAAGTTTATTTACACCTCTTCCTCCTGCAGGAGCACCACTAGACCCTACTATACGTAATAATTTACCTACACCATTACCATCACCACCTAAAGGTATTAATCCACACTCTAAAGTAAAAAATTATAAATTTTTTGTTTATCCTATTTATAGAAAATTTCATAGAGTAGAACATCCCGATTCACCAAGTAGACCATACTGGCCTCCTTTATCTTGGATAGCATCTGGTGATTATGCACCTCCACCTCCTCTATCTACATTTAATTTACCCTCTCGTTCTCCTCCTGGACCAGCATTAGCTGCTGATGGAAGAGCTTGGTTTTTTACTGACCCTAATTTTAATGACCCAGAATTACATATTAATATTAATATTGATTTGGATATTAAAGAAATTAAAAAAGAAGCAGGGGAAACTTTTGATTCTAAAATTAATGAACATAAAAAACAAGCTGCTAAACCTCCACCGGAAGGAGCGATGGCTAAAACGAAATCTTTTTGTCAAGATAATATTTCTAATATTGCTGATTTAGGTAAGGATCTAGCGGGCATTGGTCCTGGTAAAGCTTATGTTGATGGAAGTAAAATTAGAGATAAAAAATCTATAAGAGACCATCAAAATATTGCTACTCGTCAAACAGCAATAGTTAAAGAAAGGAATGAATTTAGTAGAGGCTTGTGGATGTGTGGTGGTAAAAAAACTAAAAGAAAAAAAAAGAGAAAGAAAAGAAAAACATTAAAACTTAAAAATAAACGACAAAAGAAAAAGAAAAAAACGAGCAGAAAAAAAAGTATTCAAAAAGGTGGTAATAAAATTAAAAAAAAATCTGAAAAAATTAAAGCAATGCAAAAAAAAATAAGTAAAATTAATCTTTTGTAATTGTTGTCAATTCTAGCTGCTTTGTTAACTTATCTATTTTATTCTCTAATTCTTCAAACCTATCATTTCCAGGGATTGGAGTATAATGGTTGATATCATAATACCAATTATATATTCCTACTAACCCATTTACAGTAAATTTACCAACATGAAATACTATATCTGCTGTTTCATATAATATAAATCCTAAAACCATTTATATTATATTTACAAATTTTAAAATACCGAATAATTTATTTACTTAATATTTTAATATATATATTTTATAATGACAAGATTAATTAAAACTAAATTAGCTTTTTTTCATTTTAGAAGAAAAATACAAAAAGATAAAATTAAAAAACAAATGCAATATAATTTAAAAAAGAATAATTATCGCGGCTGGGGGACCTCGAGCGCGCAGAGGAATCCGCTGACCGCGAGCACCCCGCCCCCGGCGAGGGTCAGCCAGCCGACGAAAAAGTGGACCACGAGGAGCGCGCCGGCGCACACGAGGGCGAACGCAACCCAGTCCTGCAGCTCGCCGCCGCTGCCCGGGGGCCCGCTCGAAGATGCCGCGCACCCGGTCGATCCGCTCCTGCGCAAAATAAGTATAATGAAGAATAACTTCCAATTAACCAAGGTATAATTTTTTTCTTCTCAATATTATATTTTTCTTCTTTATCTGATAATGTATCTTCAGACCCAGTATTATAAGTAAGTATATTTGAATTTCTATTTAATGGCAAACTTTCATAACTATCATCTGCTTCAAGTTTAATTGATTTAAACATTTAATTAAATTTAAATTAAATGTTTTATATTGTTTAATAAAATGTTTATCATTCATCACGACCGTGTTTATTCCCACTTAGAGTCGCGTTTTGCGCTGGTGCCGCTGCCGCTGGTGTCGCTGCCGCTGGTGCCGCTGCCGCTGGTGTCGCTGCCGCTGGTGCCGCTGCCGCTGACGCAGCAGGTCCTGATACATTTGGCTGATTGTAAAGGTCTGCCAGCAGATCTACTGATTCTGGATCACTAACTAAACCTGCATATGGTTCATCAATCATTGCTTGCTGTGGAACAACACTCATTGCTTGCTGGGGAACACTCACCCCCATGGCTGTCAAATCTGGTTCAGTTGGTAAATCCGTTAAATCATCTGGTCCAGCATCATCGTCATCATCATCATCATCTACATCTACATCTGTATCTGCCCATGGATTCGGCGCTGGCCTTCTATTTTTTCTTTCACCGCCGCCTCCACCATCGCCATCATCATACTCATCATCATCAATTTCAATTTCACGCATTTTTCTATCTAATGAACTTATATATTCTGTAATTGCATATGATTTTTTTTCATTTTTTAAAATATCTATTTCGTCTCTTAATTTTTTCTTCATTTGTTTAAATTTTTTTGCTTTTTCTTTTAATATACTACATCGTTCCAAAGAATATGCTTTATATTTACAAATATCCGCTGCATTTCTTATTCTAGATAAACGATAATTTATATATTCTCTAAATGTTAATGTTAATGGACTTTTGACTGCTGGCATTAAACTATTTCTTTTACCCCCCATTGGCGAAGATCCAACTGCTCTTGATGGTGAACCAAAATTTTGTGCGGAATCATCACTTCTTGGTGAATCAAACCCAGCTGCCTGTTGTGATAAATTCGCCAATCCTACGCTACCAGGAGGGGTGTCCAAATTACCCTTTTTAAAAGCCTTTGAAAATTTTTCAGCATCTCTTACGTGTTCATCATCAATTGAAATTTGTAAATATTTTAAATATACTTTTATTAATTTAATATTACATATAACATCTTCTAATTTTTCAATTGAATCATCAATGTAGTCGCTGATATCTGGATAAGAATCTCTCTCCTCGTCTGTTAAGCTGTAGTAATCTAATTCAACAACTTCGTCTGGTTCAACTCCCATAGACTTTATTTTTGGAGTTAATACTGCATTATTCTCAGGATTGTTAGGTTCTAAACCTTCTTTTATACATTCAAATATTAAATCATCATAATTATTCCACTGATTTTCACCCATTCTTACCCAACCTAATATTTTCACATATTGTTCACTGCCTTTTTCTACTAATTCTAAATTTCTCATTTTAAATTTTTGAACAATCCCACCACCGCCATCATCATCATCATCATCATCATCATCAACACTTCCTGGTATACTATCAATTATTCCAATTATCTTTTGGCAAAATAATTTTTCTCTAATATTTTTCTTATAATAAAAATTACTTACATGGATTGCAAGGAAAGAATCCACAAAATCTTGCAGGATAAATCTTAAATAATTTAAATTTTTATATATATTCGCAATATCAACCAAATTAATAATTTCATACATTTTACAAAGTTTTTTCTGGCTTCCACTGCTTAGGTCATAAATTTCTTCCTCATCTTCGTCTACTATGTATTCTTCGCCCTTAGGATGGAATAATGTATTTTGATATGCCATAGTTGCTTTAAGCTCTTCTTTATTTCTCCTATATCTGTTTTTTATTTTATTTAAAATATCTTCTAAACATTTTCTGGCTGAATTATAAGTTTTTTCATCTACTGAGAATTTTTCATTAATTTCTGCTTCTAATTCTGTATCATATGTTCTCATATTTCCAATTCTTTTGAAACGAACTGCAATATTATTTTCAAACCAAAATTTCATTCTATGTTGCTCTGTTAAGTGTAATTCAGGAATATCAGTATTTAATTGTACTGTAATTGATTTTTGGTTATAAAAATCTTCCAAATTCAATCCCGCACTATCCCAAGCTTTACGGCGTTCCTGTATCGCGTCCTGAATAAATTTACACCCATCCACTTTCCCCGAAAGCCCTATTACAACCCCTCTACCTTTTTGAAATATAACTGATGCACCCTTGATTAATGCTTTTATTCCACAAAGTGCATCATATGTATAACAGTGATAAATAGGTTGTCTAATTTGTGTAAAATTATCTCTAAAAAATAAGTTTTTTACTGCTTTTTGCCAATGTAATTGCATTTCATCTGTTTGCGTTTTATGATTTAAAACTAAACCTAAGCAATCAAACATATTAAAACCAGAATCAGGGACCAATGCAGAATCTACAAATTCTACTATTTTTGGTAATATATTCTCGGTTAAATCTTTTTTATCTTTTGATGTTGCTTTTCTATTATTACCGTTTAAGCCTTTTAATTCTTCCTTTAATTTTAATATTTTTTTCTCTGCATTTCTTAATTTTTTTTGTAAACTTTTTTTTCTTTTATTCCATTTGCTTTTTTCTTTTTTTCTTTTTGGTTCTTCTGTCATTCTTTCTAATTCATTTCTATCTCTCATTAATTCGATTTCTTCTTGTCTTATTATTTTTTCTTTTTCAGATATAGATTTTAAAATATATTCAGGATCTAAAAATAATTCATATAATTTATTTAATAATATTTTTATA